AAAAACTAATCGGCGGCGATGAAGGTGCCGACCTCCTCGCCGTCTATGCCATCGCTGAACGTCTCGGCAAATTCGCTCACGAAGTCCTCGCAATGCCAGCCGAAGAAATGAACGGCTGGCTCGCTTATATTAACCACCAAAATCGACTGAGAAAACAACATGGCAGCTGAAGCTACATTTACACTCAGGGCGGTGGACGCAACGCGTCAGGCTTTTGCGAGCGTGCAAAACTCGCTGCAAAAAATTCATGGAACGACGAGAAGCATTTCGCTGGGTCTTAAAGGATTCTTTGGTCTCGGTGCAGTTGTTTCTATGGGCAGAAGCCTTAACACAACTCTCGAGGACATTGAGGCTAACTCCAAAAAGTTTGGTTTAAGTTCCGAGCAAGTTGATAAAGTAACTCGTGCAACTGGAGCAGTTGATGACGTGATGAACTTTTTCAAGGGAACAATCGTTGGAACCATAAATAAGGTTTTAGATTTGAAGGATGCGATGCTTGGTGTTTCGCAAGTTCAAGCGGTATCTATTGCCGACAAAATTCGATTAGATCGTGATCTTCCAAAAATTGAAGATGCTAAAAAGCAAATGGATGAGTTGAAGAAAAGTTTTGATTCTATTGGTCAAACTCCCACTCAAAAGTTTCGGCAAATTTTCAAGGACATCCAAGATGCTAAAGCAAAACCAAGCGATCCTTCTAAAAGCTCACAGTTAAATGCACTGGAAAAAGAATTAGAAGTTCAAAGACTAACAAACGCACAGCGCACCATTGCTACTGATGCATTTGAACAATACACAAAAGCGGTTTCAGATCATCAAAAGGCTTATGATGAATATAATTTTTCGCTATTAACTGAAAAAGAACAGCAATCAGAAATAAATAGGCAGTTGAATGAATTGGTTGATTTACGAAAGTTGGATATGAGTATATTGCTGGGTGTTGATCCAAGTAAATATACCGCTGATCATCTGGAGGCTATTGATCGTATGCTTGTGGCGTATCCAAAAATCAACGAACTACTCGCAAAAAGAAAAGTCATTGAAACCGATCTTCAAGTTATAGCAAAAAATGCTGGAGATATAATTGCCTCTGGTTTTGAAGATGCAATTTTTAGCGGTCAAAAACTTAGCGAAGTAATCAAAGCGATTGGCATGGATTTGATGCGTATGGTTTTTCAACAAACCATCACCGCTCCTCTAGCAAAAGGAATCAGCACCGCAATTTTGGGTATGCGCGCTATGGGTGGCCCAGTCTCGGCAAACAGTCCTTATATCGTCGGCGAAAAAGGCCCAGAATTATTCGTGCCACACGCCAGCGGCTCCATCGTTTCAAACTCCAATATGAACCAAGGCGGTGGCTCCGCTGGTTCCTCGATCAACGTGAACTATAACATCGCCGCCGGCGTCACGCGCAGCGAACTCGCGCCGATCTTGGAGCAAGAACGTCGCCGCCTTAAAGCCGAGATTCCAGACATGGTGCGCCGTGGTGGCGCGTATCGTTCAGCCTTCGCGTAAACATCATGGCAATCTCCTATCCACTCACGCCGCCCGCTGCGCTTGAAGCATCGCGCCTGTCCTTGACCGGACTCAGCGCAGTCTCGCGCAACGTCTCGCCGTTCACGATGCAGGTGCAGCAATACAACTGGCAAGGCCAAGGCTGGACTGGCACCGTGGATTGCCCGCCAATGACGCGCACCGCGGCAGAGCAAGTCATCGCGTTTCTGCTCATGGCCCAGCGCGGCACGTTCTATTTTCAAGACTTCGCAAACCCGACGCCGCGCGGCAACGTGACCGGCACGCTCACCGTGTCCTCGGCTACGGCTAACGGAACCACGCTCGGTATCAGCGGTGCAACTGGCTCGTTCGCTGCTGGCGATTGGATTCAAATCTCGACCTCGCTTTACAAGATCGTGCAAGTAAACTCGTCGTCATCGGTGGACGTGTTTCCAGTGCTGCGCTCCTCCTACGCTGGCGGCACCGCGATCACTTACAACAACGCCAAGGGCGTGTTCCGCCTCGCCGAGCCTTCGACGCAATGGAGCATCGACACGGCCAAGTTTTACGGCGTGTCGTTCAACGTGATGGAGGACGTTGCGCAATGAGCATCACCACCGCAGGCCGCTCTCTCAGCAACGACATGACGACGCAGGTCAGCGCGTCGCAACTCTCTCCGATCATTCTCGCGTCGCTTGCTTTTCAGGCTCCGGTGAATCTTTGGAGTGGTTACGGCACGATCACCTACGCTGGCACCGGCTATCTCGGAATTGGCACGCTCGGCACGATCTCTCCAGTCGAGGAGACGACCGACCTCGCTGCGCGCGGTATTACGATGCAACTCTCAGGAGTGCCGACCGCTTTGATCGCCGTCGCACTCAGCGAGAACTACCAAGGCAAGGCTTGCTCGATCATGTTTGGCGCACTCGATTCCAGCGGCGCGCTCGTCTCGTCGCCGATCACGGTTTTCTCTGGCCGCATGGACGTCATGTCGATCAACGACGATGGTCAAAATGCGACGATTGGCATGACTGCCGAAAACAAGCTCGTAGATTTTCGGCGTCCGCGCGAAGTGCGTTACACCGATGAGGAACAAAAGAATCTTTACTCAGGCGACAAAGGCTTGGAGTTCGTGAACTCAATCCAAGAAAAGGAAATCTATTGGGGCAACGCGAAGATGTCCGCGCCGGTAAACGACAACGGTGGCGGAAACTACGGCCCGACTGAATACGATTAACCATGCCGACCCGCTGCGCCAACTGGCCCGAAGCTCTCGCCGCCTACATTGACCGCAAACGAAACGAGCCTTTCGCTTGGGGCATGAACGATTGCTGTCTGTTTGGTGCCGACTGGATTCAGCTTTGCACCGGACTCGACCCAGCGGCGACCTTGCGCGGCACTTATGACCGTGCGCTTTCTGGCGTGCGCGTGCTGGAAAAACACGGAGGACTGATAGGAACTATTGAGACGCACATGGAGCCTTTAGGCTTCAAGCCAATCGGCCAAGGATTCGCGTCGCGCGGTGACATTGCGGTGCGAGATTGCGGCAACGGCGACACGATGGGAATCATGCTTGGTTCAACGGCAGCGTTCGTCGGCAAGGATGGACTTTTGTTTGCTGAATTAAACGACGGCGTGGAAACGCGCTTCTGGAGAATTTAAAAATGCCACAAGCAATCGCAATCGCTATTTTATCAAATTTCAGTTTCGCCACCGTCGCGGGCGCAATTAAGGCGGTCAAATTTCTGGCGGCAGTCATTAAGTTCATCGCAATAACCGCGTCCTCAATGGCCGCGTCCAAGCTCCTTGCGCCAAAGGCTCCGAGTTTTTCGGATTCATCTCTTTCTCAACGCTCGCAAATGGTGCGTTCGCCAATCGCTGCGCGCACGATTGTTTATGGTCGCTGCCGCGCATCGGGAACCGTGGTTTATATGTCCACGACCGGAAGCAAAAACGAGTATTTAAACATCGTTATCGCTCTGGCTGGCCACGAAATCCAAGAAATCGAGGAGGTTTATTTTAACGACGACCTCGTTGGTCTTTCTGGAAACGCAGCAACGGGCTTTTATAGCGGAGTTGCAAACGTCTACAAGCATCTTGGAAGCACAACACAAGCGGCTGACTCTTTTCTTGTTAATGAAACCAGTACTTTGACGGACGGCAAGTGGACAACCGCACACACGCTTTACGGCATTGCTTACCTTTACGTCCGCCTCACTTGGGACACCGAGAAATTTCCGAGCGGTATTCCGAACATCTCGGCAGTCATCAAAGGCAAGAAGGTACTCGATACGCGCACGAGCACGACGGCTTACTCGGCAAATCCTGCATTGTGCTTGCGTGACTATCTCACCGACTCGGCTGTCGGCATGGGCATGGACGCGACCGAGATTGACGTCACCGCGATCAATGCAGCCGCGAACATCTGCGACGAAGACGTCGAGGTAAAGCCGATCACGGTTCCGGCAACCTACGAAAACCGCTACGAGTGCAACGGCGTCATTGCTACGAGCGCGTCGCCCGACGAGAACATCGGCAAGCTCCTCTCGGCGATGGGCGGACTCATCGCGTACTCTGGCGGCAAGATAGTGGCTTACGCTGGCGGCTATCGCATCCCAACGGTGACGCTC